AGAAAAATTAACTAATTTTTCGTAAGGGAATCCAGAAGAAAAATTAACTAATTTTTCGTAAGGGAATCCAGAAGAAAAATTAACTAATTTTTCGTAAGGGAATCCAGAAGAAAAATTAGTTAATTTTTTTAGTTAGGGTAAGGAGACTTAAATTTAAAATCCTTTACTAACTTTGAGTAGGTTTGTTCATAAACCCAATCTGCTAATTTAGCGGAAACATCATTCGTTTGATTGGAATGAATACCACCATAAACTCTTGAAATTCCTGCAGCGTTGTATAAATCAGCTACTGTTTTATATCTAAGAACTATTTGTTGTTTAGGTGTTATTCCCGGTTCAATAACGCTTGAGCCGTTTCCAAAAATATATTCTCCAATACAAACTTCTTTTTGATATAGATTTAATGATGGACAAATTATAGTATCATTTGGAATTGATGCTTTAGAAAATCCATCATAAAGGACGGGATTGTTAAACCACCAGTCAATTAGTTTACCCGCAACTCTTGAAAATGTTGTATGACCACTTGCAACATCTGGAAAAGGAGGTGTGACAAATGTAAATTCTTGGTAAGGCAGCCATTGATTTCCAGGAATAGTTGCACTGGTTTGATCTTGATATATTGGAGTCCACGAATTAATTGGTGTATTCGTTAAATTATTTCTAATTAAACTGATTGGTCTAGCTTGAGTATATGTTGATTTATAATACCAAGCACTAACACAAGCATCAAATATACCGGCAGCTAAAGAGAAAAACATACATAAATCATTTTGAATATTTTGATTATATTTTTGAGAAAGTTGCATTGCAACAATAATCATAAAACCTGGTGGAGGTAAAATACCTTTGGAAGAACCGGCAAATAATTCAGCTGTCATTTTTTTAAAATCATCAAGATTTTCATAAATTGCTAATAATTTTTCCATTTGTTCTTTCAAACCGGTATCCCAGGTTTTTGATATCTCATTAGATAAATCAATTATATTCTTAGTTGGATCTACTGAGAAACCACTATTTAGATAAAATTCTTTACCAAGAAAGTTTTGAATACGAAATGTAGTTTTATCATTTGGATCAATAATTGGAAGATTATTTATACCTTTTTTAGTACCATTTGGAACAATTAATTGAATCCAATATTTAGAATCATCACTTGATCCTAGATAATCTGCAGGTAAGCCGGTTTTATTGATTGTTGAAAAACCTGCTCTTGATAATTCCAATTCTTTTCCTATGAGATGGTCAATACTCCAAAGCGACAATTCTAAAACTAATGCGCTATCAATTTCCTTTGGAGTTATCCCATAATCCCTTCTTGTTAGAGGATCAACTTTGTATAATTTTCCTAGGAAGGCGGTATGTCCAATGTAAAGAAAATTTTGAATATTTAAAAAACGTTCTTTCTCATTCATACTCGAATATTTCTTTTTAAGCTCAACGTAATTTGGGATTAATTTCACACGGTCAGTACTTGGTATTCCCATCTTCTTGAAAAGTGTTCCAAAGTTATACAACATTTGAAAATATGCATACATAAGAACTGATATTTTAGTGGGTGTATTGTCACCATTTTTAATAACTTCATTAAAAAACACCCAGATAAAATTTGAAACGATACTCATAATATATCAAATAATTTAATCTAATATTAATTATATGATAAAAGGTTATGAAATAGAGACTTTTAGAGGAGGAGGTGGCGGTGGTGGACATGGAGGAGGTGGAGGTATGGGAGGAGGTGGAGGTATGGGAGGAGGTGGTATTGGTGGAGGTATGGGTGGTGGTGGAATGGGCGGTGGTGATATGGGTGGAGGTGGAAGACCAGGAGGAGGAATGGGAGGCGGTATGGGTGGTGGTGGAATGGGTGGCGGTATGGGTGGTGGAAGACCGGGAGGAGGAATGGGCGGTGGTGGAAGACCGGGTGGAGGAATGGGTGGCGGTGGTCACTCTGGTTGGGATGGTAGTCGCCCTAGACCTGGTCCTCGCCCTGGTCCTAGACCAGGTCCTAGACCAGGTCCTAAACCAAAACCTCATCCACGCCCAAAACCTAATTGGAATAATTGGAATTATAATAATAATTATAACTATGGAGGAGGTGGTTGGGGAGGTAATGGCTGGGGTAACTGGGGGAATTGGGGAAATTATTGGTATTATCCCCCTCTAGTTTATTATGGTTTAAATGCTTATGATAATGCTTACCAAGATTCGACACCATCACCTCCTCAACAGGATACAACTGCGGAAGTTGCAACGCAATCCCAACAAAATATGAACTACATGATTATATTAGTAGTTTTGGTTGTAATAATATTATTTGCGATTGTCTTCTTCGCAATGAAAAAGTAAATCTAATAATTATTTTCTAGTCATTATTATTAGGATTCTTAAAAAGATTAACAGTTTTCTTTGTTTCTATAATTAGTTTTTTTATTTTTTCATCATCTAAATCGGAGAACTCTGGTGTGCTTTTTTTAGTTTTTAAATAGTAACCAATATCATCATCATCTTCTTCATCCATTTTAAAAATAAAATTATTTTTAGGTTTATCTATCATTTTTTTAAAAAACGAAAGAAGATCATAATTGAAAAAATTGTTCTTATATAGTATCTTAAATGCTTCTATGTGCTTCTCATTGAAATCCTCTGTAAATTTAAAAGTATTCTTATTTATAAAAATCTTATCACTACTTAGTTCTTCATCTCTTATTATTAAATCTAGATCATTTTTCAAATATTTCTTCAATAAATCCCATTCATTTTTTTTCAATAGATATTGAGCAAAAATTTTAGGAATTCCCTCATTTTTTATTTCAAATGATATCAAAACAAACATATTTAATATTTCTTATATTTTTTATTTATTGAACGAACTAATTTTCAAAAATATGTAGAGCTTCTTTTGTAAAATTATCAGGAACATCATTATAAATAATCATATTATTTATTGTACCATTCTTCATAAAAAAATTTTTTAATTCTTTAAAACTATTTATCCCTCCAAATATTGGAGATTTGAAATTTATTTTTTTACATATATTTTTAGGTACAACTGGAAATAGGCACTCAACAAAATAATTAAATAATTTATTTGTATTCGCCTCATAATAATCTATCTTTCCATTTGTTCTATTTAATACATTACATTTACCCAGTATATACATCTCATCATTCCTATTTTCTTTTCCACTAATATCTTTCGTAATATAGCTCATGTATTTTTTAGGAAATATGGATCCAACTCCTACTAAAAAAATATGATTTCCAAGATTGGAAACAAAATTAGTCATTATTATTAATTTTTGTATCTCAGAATAATTTGGAGCTTTAACAACCTTATTTTTTGGTGAAATAACTTTTATTCTAAAAAGATTGTCATAATTTCTTACTAATTTTTCAAAATTTTCAATTGGATAATTCAAATATAATAATATTTCATATGATTCTCCAACACAATTATTTACAATTTTATCAATTGTTTGTTCAATATCTATAATTCTTACATCCTTATAATTAAAAATAATTATTGAATTTTGTGGTTCAAAAAACATTCTTTTTCTACTTATTTCTTGAATTACAAATATGTCTTCAAAAACATTTTGTATATTATAGGTTTTATTAATCTCCGTTTGATTAAAAATGCTTGTTGTAAAAACTGGAGGCTTTAATTCAATCTTAGTATTTAAGTCAATTCTTTTAACAACAGTTTTAGGGTCATTTCTATCTAGAATAATCTTAGTTTCAAATTTTCGAGGTACAATGTAAGAGTTTAATTTAGATATAATTTTATCACGATATTCATTAAATGGATCCAAAGTACCACAGTTTTCCTGTAATAAATTATTAAAAACTTTTTGATAAAATTTTGATATATCCAAATCATTATCACATTCTGCTTCAAAAGCTCTCTCCATTTTAGAATCTCTCAATATTTTATCAATCATTTCACTAATAAATCTATCATTTTCAACAGTTCTTTGTTCATTTAAGCTTTGTATTAGTAATTTTCTATAGTGATCAAAATGATATTTTTTTTTGAATCCAAATATTTTAACAAAATCTTTATCACTTGGATCATTTATAATAATGTTATTAATTTCAATAGATGGAGGTGCCTCTGGAATATTATTGCTCACAGTTTTAAAAATAAATTCATTCTTTTCACTCCATAAAAATATTTCAATTACTTCATTTCTATCTACATTTAATCTACATCTTTGAGTTTTAAATTCAATATTCAAACATTTATTTATTGTTTGTTTTTTATCAATTGACCATAATATTTCATTTTCACATTCGATAATTAAATCACAATTAAATCTTTTATTTATTTTATTTGTTAAAATCACATGAAATCCTAATATATCATTTTCAATATCATTTGCACATATTTTTTCATTAATTTCATTAACACTATTTAATGGAACTAAAATATTCACTAAAATTTTTCTTAGTTTCATTACTTATAACAAGTTTTTAGCAAGAATATAAAAACGTAATTTACAACAATGCATGGTATTGGACACTTGGAATAGGATAAGAGGAAAAGAATCTATAGGGATAATCATATGGTTTTCGATATAAATCTTTCCTATAAAAGTTAATTGGATTACTTCCTGTGCTTATAAAATCAAAAGGTAATCTCATATAATCTTGCCAATCCTCTCGTAATCTTCCTGAGCTTAATTTTGCAAAAGCCATTGATAAGAAAACAAAAATAACTATTATAATAATAATAAATACGGTCCAAAATAAAACTGTCATTTCTATAATAAATATAGAAATAAAATATAATATATAATAATGATTAATAGTTTACTTGTCCTTCTTGGAGTTGTTATATTCTCCGCTATTATTGGAGTTATAACCTATTTTATTATTGAAGCATTACATCCTAAAAAAAAAATATCAGGAGGTTGCAATGTAACAAGATGGGGATGTTGTTTGGATGGAATAACTCCTAAATTAGATTCCATTGGTACAAATTGTGTTTTAGGAAGTTAAATTTACAATATATTGAGAACTTCCTTTATCAATAATTTCAAATTTACCAAAAAATAATGATTGAATCATTTCCTTAAATACAGTAAATCCCCACATTCTATGATCAAAATTATTAATTATTAATGATAATTTTTCTCTAAATTGTGATAGCATTATTTCATTTGACTCAACATTTTGAAAAACAGACAAAAACTGTTCATCTATAGTATTATAGACATCGCTGTTGATTGAAGTAATATCATAAATCTTTTTTTTCTTACCAGGGTAATTTACTACTCTAAAGAAATGATGATATTTTCTCTTTATTTTCTCTTCCAATTTTTCTACATTTATTTTCTTCTTTATTCGATGTTTCAATGTACTAACATTTAAATGTTTTTCATTATTCATAATTTCAAAAATAGCATCTGCTAATTCATCTCCTGTTCTTCTAGTTTTAGATTCATCATCGCTTAATTCATCACAAGAGTTTTCAAAAACATTATCTAAATCAATAAGTTCTCCTTCTAGATCGTTAAATAATTCTTGATCATTGCTATTTTCATTTTGACTTATGTGTAATAATGAGATATCAATAAATTTATCGGAGACATTTCTCAATATTTCACTGCAATTACTATATCCTATTGTCACTAACGTTTTTCCATATAATTTAATTTTTCTTGCGGCTGTCAAATAATCAACATCATTTGAAACTAAAACATATGTATCTATAGTGTTCCTAAAATAAAGAATATCATAAATATCATCAATCATTTTTATGTCAATTGAATTTTTTCTTGGTATTTTGGGACAATGAATTGGTTCTAGTGCATAAGATATTATATATTGTTTCCAATTATCCACTGATGAAGTTGTCCAATCTGCATAAACACGTGTAACTAATAATCTTCCCATATTTTTGATTTCCATCATAATGAAAGGCAAATCAACATAACTAATATTCTCTGCATCAATGAAAACACCAACTGTTGTCATATCTAACTCACATATTACAATAATTAAATTTTAACGCCAAAAAAAGATAAAACATATTTGACAGGTGCAAAAAGAAAACTAACTACATCATTTAATACATAATCTCTCTGTGCCTTAGAATAAATTCGTATATTTTCATTATGATTTTCAAGGTGATAATAGTCACTTGTTAAGTATAAATCATTCAAGTAATCTATTCTTCCAATACCATCTTGTGAAAAATACCCTAATCTCATACCAAACCATTCTCTCAAATCTTTTATTGTCATAACATCAAAAAAATCAGCATCTACAATACTAGGGCGATCTATCATTCGGTCAACAGCTATTTTTCTATAAATTAATTTATCATTTTTATTGTTATAATTTCTTTGTATAGTGTATCCCATACAGTATGTATTAAATAACATACCAGGAATATTTACAAATAAATCTTTTCCATAAACTTTTCCTACAAAATTATTCCATTCAGTAAATTCCATAAATGCTATATGAGCTTGGACATTATTGCTCAAATTCACTCGATAATATATAACTCCTTTATTCATCACATAGTCACAAACCTTAAATTCTTTAGTTTTCTCTTTGATATGATTCTTACTAAATCCAAATTGTAATAAATAATCATCTTCAATATTGGGATAATCTTCAAACTTTCTCCTATCATTACCTTTTCCATAAAACTTTGACCGTTTCCTTAAATTAAATATAGAATCATTTAAAGTATTCGTTAAAGTTATTCTCTTTAATTCGTCTCCTCTATATTCATAACCATATTTTACATAAAATATGCTACTCGCGATTTGTCCCTTTGATAGAACTTCATATTTTTCGTCACAAAAACTAAAACGTAAATCAGAGCTACTCTTATTGGCACAAATTCCAAGATTCGAGTAAGGTTGATGTAGGGCACAATATAAAAAGAATTTTCCAAGTGAAATTGATTTCTTTGGAGTCTTAGAAAAAGACTGGTAGCCATTAAATTTGAAATCAGGATCACTTAAATTTTTCTTATAACTCTCGTCATCTCCTAATGAAAAAATAGCATAGATTGGCTTCTTATACAATCTCTCAATTGCTGTTTTTCTAAGATTTTTCTTGAATTTTTTCAAATCACAATAATTACCGTTATATTTTACTCCTGCATAAAGAACATTGTAAGTCTTTGGGTCTCTTATGTAAGCAAAACAATAGGCAACACAAGTTCCATCTGTTTTAATTTTAGGATAAATCCATGAAAAAGAAACGGGCAAATCTTCCATTTTATTTATAAAATAAAATAAAGTTGTTTTTAAGCTCAGAACAATTTGGTCCTTTTACCATGGTCAAATATTAATAAAAATCCCATTCTTTTTTTATTACTTTCTCCAAAAGCTCGAGACATTCCAGTATCCACTCTCCAAAGTTTTCCATTACATAATGAATTAACTCTCTTTTGAACAGTATGACCAACAACCATACATTTTGCTTTCATGTTATTTAAAGTTTTATTTAATTTTTCATTGTTCACACCACTATTTCCAAATTCTCTATTTGTTAAAATACCTAAATCGCCTGATATAATTTCATAAAAAATATCTTCTTCTTTTTTATCCATTTTCTTATTCAAATATTTAATTAATAATAGATTTAAGTCTTCAATTGTAAGATTCGATGATATCTCTGGTAAAATACCAGCGTGACAAAAAACCCAATCTCCAATCTTAACCGCTAAATAACATTTTTTGGCAAAATCTTTAAATGCTGAGTTAAAATATCTTATTCTACCTTGAATACCACCCATTTCTTTTATTCCTTTATCACCACTATACGAAAAGTTACCTCTTATATTCATAAATTCATGATTACCTAACAAAACAATTACATCACCCTTTTTCTCTTTTGCTTGTTTCATTATTCTTTCTACTAATTTTATTACTAATATATCACTATCACCTTTCCACTTTCCATTTCTGCATTTTCCATCAACTAAATCCCCAATTATAACTAGAACTGTTTTTCCTCCACTCCAGTTTAGTTCTTTATCTAGTAATCCTGCTTTTTTTAAAATATCAATAAATGTTTCTAAATCAGCATGAACATCACCAATTACACATATTTTTTCTGGCATAGAAAATATTCCTAAAGGGTTTTTTACATTATTCTTTTTTGCCATAAATTAAAATAGATTTAAAACTTATTTAATAATTTAATAAAAATGAATTCTAACAAACATCATTTGAGGGTCTCATATGAAAATGATATTCGTAAAATAACAGTAAATTCACAAACACGTTTGTGTGAATTTTTAAAACGCGCATTGAATATTTTTGATTTGAATATTAATAACATTGCTGGAATATTTTTCTTTTTTATTGATGCCAATGTTTATCTTGGAGATTGCGAGGAAAATGATTTTAATAAGACTATTCAAGATTTTTTAGATGAATATGATGAAAATATCAATAGAATATTCATTATTGATCCAATTAATACAACATCAAGAGAGACTTCACAAATTAATGATTTTTTACAAAAATATCAGCTTTTTAACCAAAGTAATGCACAAAATTATTATTTTAGACCGACATATCATATAACGAATCACTATAATATGAATAATCCACCTGAACAAAATGATTATAATTATGATTATGATTATAGTAATAATTTCACATATCCAAGATATAACTCAAGACAACTTGATAGGATGTATGATTTTTATTCAAATATTTTTAGGAGTCCCCCTTATACGACGAGTGCATCAGCTACTAGAGAAGCTTCTTCTCGTAATAATTCTGCTAGTAATAATAATCAAGAAAGAAATCAAAGAAGTGATAGTCCTGGAATAGATATTACTATAGACCTTAATACAACTCAAATAAATAGAAATCAACAAAATGATAATACCACTCAACAAAATGATAATACCACTCAACAAAATGATAATACCACTCAACAAAATGATAATACCACTCAACAAAATGATAATACCACTCAAAATAGAAATCAAAATCAAAATGCTAACTGGGGACCTCGATCATCTGCTTTCCAAACTCCTCTTAGTATCTTACAAGCGATGTCAACTGCATTTCAGCCAGGTCAAACATATGTTTCTACTGGATTAGGGGGCTATGCTAATATTTTAGAGTCATTGAATAATATTCTAGGAAGTGAGTACAATGTTTTAACTCCACAACAAATAGCAAACTTGAATCATGGTGAATATCAAACTTTAATGGATAGTGGATTAATATTACCAGATTGTAATCAATGCAATATTACTCTAGAAGAATTAACAGCAACAACCCAAGTAATTGCACTTCCTTGTAAACACGCATTTAAAGAACAGGCTATCACATATTGGTTAACTAATAATAGTAATAGATGTCCTATTTGTCGAGCCCCTGCTGTTCGAAATTAAAATTAAAATATTTACAAATTATAATGACAAAACCAAAAGTAGCGCTCCTGTTTTGGGGATTAACAAGAGGATTAAAATATACATATGATAGTTTTCTCAATAAAGTACTAATTCCTCTCCAAGATAAATACGATGTGCATGTATTCCTTCATACTTATTTTTTTGAGGGAAAATATTCGAATGAAAGACATGGTGTATCTAATGTAAAATTGGATTTTAATGAATATAAATTATTAAATCCAAATTTTTTTATAATTGAAGATCAAGATAAAATTAAGCCAACATTGGAATTACAAAAATATAGAACCTTTTATGATCCTTTTAGGAACAATTACCAGAGTATTGATAATTACATTTTGTCTATGCATTCCCAAAGTAAAGTAACTAATTTGTTTTGGGAGAAGAAGGATGATTATGAGTATTGTATGTTTATTAGACCAGATGTTTATTTTCCTAGGAAATTTAATGTTGAGTGGCTATCTTTAGCGCGTGATAATAAAATGGTTTTGTTGGATTGGAAAACATATAAGAATGTTGCTCCATATAGTGAAAATGATCGTTTTTGTATATGTAAGCCAAATGATGCTAAAAAATATGGAGATATATTACAATTTCTCTTACTTTATTCAAAACAAAAACCAGTGATAGCGGAGTCATTTTTAGGATATATGTTAAATGAATATTATAAAATTGAGATTGAAAGAATTTGTTTCTATTTCAAAAGAGTTTTGCCTGATGGACAAATGGATAAGTTAGATCGATAAAAAATGAATTTTTATTTACCTCTTTCTATTAAAAACAAAAAAATGTCTTGTCATTTTGTTTTTAAGAATGGAAAACAATGCACCAACAATAAATTGGATTACTCCAATTTTTGCCATCTTTTGGCACATCATCCCTCCCAAGAGGAATATGATTTTTGCTATGAATTGAATTTAAATAATTTCACTAATGAAAGGGAATTAGCTTCCAATTATACAGTGATTGATGTAGAAGGAGATGGCGCGTGTCTTTTTCGTTGTTTGAGTAATTGTATTTTTATCAATTCAAGTCGTGATTTAAACTTAGTCATTGAAAAATTTGAGGAAACTGGCTGCTTTGATTATCCCAATTTTTTGGATGATTTCATTGAGATTGCAGATTGTTTCACAGCAGATGATTACGTTTTAGATAATGATTTAGAAGAACAAATTGCTAGAGGAATCCAATCTATGATATTGAATTATGTAAGAAAGAATGCTAAGATGAAAGTGATGATGGATATGAGTCTTGAAGATTTAATTCAATTATGTCACGAAATAAATATTGAAGACTACTTGAATAATTATTCTAGATTTGCAGGAGATAATGATTTTGTAATTGAACAAGTTGAAGGAAAAGACAAAAAGATTCCAATTGATGATAGATGGGGTGGAATTCCAGAATTGAAGGTATTTTGTTTGTTATTCAATTTTAATATTAGCATTTATGTTCCTCAAGAATTCAATCAAAAAAATATGAAAGCAGACAATGTTACTAAAATAGATGAAGATACTTATTTGAAATTGATTGAGAAAATAGAATCCAATCAAGATAACCCAAAGGAGTTCAAATTACTTCTTAGATATTACAAAAAAGGTAGTCATTACGATTATATCGTGAATTATAATTACAAAAAGTGAAATAATTAAATTTAAAACAATTTAGCTATATAAGATAAATATCTAATATGGATAGTGATGTTTATTTGAATGATGAAGATAACATTTTTCATCAATTAAGAGGTCATTACTTGCTCATTAATAAAAGGGAGCATTTTGACTTTGATACTTTTAAGAAACCTGAGAAAGAGAAGAAGAAGACAGATCCAACTATTCCAGAAAGAAAACACATGCAAGTTAATATTCTCGAAGCGAGAATGCAAAAATTACAGTATATTAAGCTTCGTCGTAAGGGTGGTGCATTGGATGAAGAAGAAAGTGATCAAAAAAATCTCCAATCTCTAAACACAAATGGGTATTATTCTTTAGATCAATTATGGACTAGATTGGAAGCGAACGATGCGGCAAGAGAGGTCGATGAACCAAAAATGAAAACTTGGCGTCAATTAACTGAAGATGAACAAAGGGATAAATTAAAAGAATTTACTGATAAGTTTAAGGAATTAATGGATGCTGAGGTTTGGAAAGAATTGAGGAAAGAATTATTTAAACAATTGAAAGATGGAAATTTTAATAATGGTCAAATTAATTGGCATAAAGGTACCCAAAAAATATTAGAGATTAGTGGTTTAGTAATTAACCCTGCCTGTTTTTATTGGAATTAGAAAAAAATTTTATAATATATAATAATGAAGCAAAAAAAAAAAATTAAATTTGATATCCTAGCAATAGTATTGATTTTATTATTGGTTGGAATTGGTTTATTATTGATCATTAGAAGAATAAATAAAATAAAAAGATCCAATGTAAAAGAAAGTTTTGGAGATATAGATCATACAAAAATATATGAGATAGATGATTTTTTGTCTAATGAAGAATGTGATAAATTAATGAATATGGCTAAGCCAAAATTAGAGGATAGCTTAGTTTATGGAGGGGAAAAGGATTTGAAAGAAAATGTTCATAGAACTAGCAAACAAGCCTGGATTTATAATAATGAAGACAAATTAGTAGATGATATATCAAATAGAGTTTCCAAACACACTAAGCTTCCTGTAGCGAATCAAGAACCTCTTCAAATAGTTAATTATGGTGTTGGAGGATTTTTTAACCCACATTATGATCCCTGTGTAGGAGAAGATAAATTTTGCGAGAGGATGAATGGTAAATCAGGTAAGAGACATTGTACTGTATTAATTTATTTAAACGATGTTGAGGAAGGAGGTCAAACTTGTTTTACTAAATTGAATAAGTGTATTGAACCCAAAAAAGGAAAGGCAGTTATTTTTTATAGTACTGAGAATGATGATAAATTAATAGATACATCCGAGCACGCTGCTATGCCAGTTAAAAAAGGAGAAAAGTGGGTTTGTAATAAATGGGTACATCTTAAAGAATACAAAAATTAAGAAATGACACAATATTTTTTTCTAAGTTAAGAATAAATGCAATATATTATATTTATTCTTATAGCAATTATTATATTATCGGTTATTGCAGCAAATTTAAAATATAATTTTTTTGAAAAATATAAATCACCAACAACTTTACCACCTAATTATACGAAATATAATACAGAGCTAACTGAAATATCCAATGATCCAAGTGGTGAACCGCTTGCATTTGATGAAACCAAGAATAATTTTAATTATACACAGTTATATTATGCGTTCTTAATACAGCTATTCAAAACAATGTCACAGAATAAGAGAGAATATGAAAAAACACTTGTAAAATATCACGCTAAAAATACTGTAGATTATCATGCAATGGATGCACTGGATGGATTTATGAAGCCTTTGTTGAAGAAAATTAATGAGTTAACTAATGGAAGGACAGATTTTTGGCAAGTTGGGTATGAAAGTTGGAAGATTTTTCAAGTGAACGATTCGCCATTGAAAATTAATGAAATTGATGTTTTTCTCTATGATCGCATAGGTTGGACTGAGATAAGATTGTTAGTTCAGATAATTGAACTTCCTACAAAAGATGTAGTTGGAAAATATGATTGTAGAGTAACCGGTGATAAAAAACTTCAAACATGTGCTAAAATGACTACACCGGAGTTTCCAACATATCCTATTGGTATTCCAAGCGATGATCAACTTATTCCTCTTCCAACAGAAGTTGTAACTACTGGAAAAAATGTAGAAAATTATAATGGTGTTGATTTCCCTGTTCCTTGTGGTTTTGAAAAATTATGGATAAATTGGGTTGAAATTGTCAATTCCAATTTAGTCTTGAATGCTTTTGAAGAATATCCAGATGTGCAATTACAAGGACTAAACAAAATACCATTCGATTATACCAAATATACACCTCCCAATGGAAGACAAAATCCTTATCAAGATTATGCTAGGGCTACCAATCAATGGCCCACTTTAGGAAATCAACCAAAAGGTGTTAAAAACTGGGCTTGTACTCCAAGACCTTTTACTTGGGATAGTCAAGGTGTTCAACCTGAGGTGCATCCTACTCGTACTTGCCCAGGAGTTAGGCACGATTTAACACAAACTCCTCTTACTGCATCACTTGACCCGTCTATGTTCAACTATCCTCGTGCTATTACACAATACACTTGGATGTTTCGTAATGATGCAGTTATTCCTTCGATGATGTATAATGCTACAACGCCATAATAAATTAAGACTTTACGTTATAAATATGAATAAAACTTATTGTAAAAAATATGGATTATATTTTTTCATTCTTTTATCAAAAAGTTACACCAATTGTGAATAAAACCTCTAACACACCCAACACACCCAACACATGGCAAGATTTACAAAATCAATCGATTGGAAGTGATTGGTTTATCCAATCAAAAAATTACTAATTATAATTCTTCAATCATAAAATAATAGTGTTTGATGGAAAACTAATGGATCCATCATTATATTTGATTCAATAATTTTTTCTTGAACTAATTCTCTAAAATATTGTGAACTTATTTCTTGAAGATAGTAATGGAATTTATAGAAACTTCTCACAGTATGAACCCATTCAAACTCTTCGAATTTACCATACAACTCACCTGCATGAAGTGAAAATTCACAGTTCACTACATGATTATGTGTTTCATCATTGGATCCAAAAAAATCTAAGCACCATCCGCAAATATGATAACCACAACAACATTCAATCGCAAAACACCCATCAAACCAATAAATTATGGTTTTACAAATAGGACATCTTGGATTAAGTATTCTAGATTGGATATCTTCTACATAAGCAAGTGTTGGATCGGTTGATATAATTTTTTCGTATTTTTGCGATAATATTTTCAATTCATCTTTTTCACCTTTTCCAAAAGAGAGATTCCTTAAATATTCAAAATAATCTATGAAATGTTCTTCTCTTATTTTGAGAAGTGTTCTTGCAATCACGTCATAATTTGGATTATCTTGAAAATCTTTATCATCAAGATCTTCCGTAATACTCAATAAAGATACGAATTTTGGATCCAAAAAATGAAGTCCAAATTCGTCTTTAAATTCATTGTATCTCTTATAGAACGATTCATGACCCATTGCAACACCAAGATCCCACCATACTCTCATAATCATTTTGCAAATACTTTTTGATATGAAAATTAAATTATTAATTTGTAGTGTATTAAGACAAAATGGACAACTGAAAATAAATTTCTTTTTCTTGCTTGCTATATCAATTAATTGGCTTTTGATAAGATTTTTTAGGCAATCGTAACAGTAATTGCAGTAATTATCACATTTGAATCGCTCGACATTAAACATTACAGTTTTACAAACATCACACTCTAATTTTGAATTGATATATCGTTTAGCATTTTTTTGTAATACTATTGCTGCCTCTCTCAATTCTTGAAAATAACTACTACATTTTGAAATGGATCTTCTTTTCAAAATATTTCCTAAAAATAATCTTGCATTTGATACTGGATTATTTACCAATGTTCTTTTAAAAAAAGCAGATAAAATTCTCAAGTTATACTTTTTAATTGACCTCCTCTTTAAAAAAATACATAGAAATTGACTACAAAGATTAACATGATTCTTAGCTTTGTGATGATAAATAACATAAGATTCAAGTATTTTCTTATCAAAGTTAATATCTAATTCGAATAAACTATATTCTTTAATTAATTCTTCAAATGGAAAAAGTTCATTTAGTAATGGTGAAAAAGTATCACTTATTTTCTTCAAATCTTTACAACTAAACCCGACATCTCTTAATTTTTTTATGTCAATATAATCTGCGTTAATCCCTCCTAAGAATGATTTAATTAAAAATTTATTTTCCCTTGGCAGTCCACAAAAAAATATAAAATCCTCTATGTATCTAATATTTTCAATTTTATAGCCCATATTTAATAGATCCCGTTGGGTATATTTTATTTTGTAATTTGGACTACATATGAATGTAGATAATCTAATTCCTGCTGCATTTAATTCTTCAATTGTACAATCTCCTAGAAAATCACGAATATCCATGTATAATCTGTGAAAACTCAAATTGTCACTACTTATTCCTCCAGTTATATAAATACCTGGTTTCTCAACTAGATCAAAAAACTTCCAATAGATTATGATTAAACTATTGATTTTATCTTGATCCATTCTATAAAGCTTTAAAAATAATTTTATAAATAATCAATTTTTATACAATTAATTGTATAGCTTGATTTAATATCTCTTCTTCGCTTTGGTTGCCATTAATAACAACAACTCTCTTTGCCAAGTTATCCTTTTCTTGATTATATATTTGATTGAGTTTAGTTAAATATTCTAATGAAATAGTTAATTCTCCATTCCTTGACCTTCTAAGTAATCTTTCATAAGACAATTCTGGACTAGTATCAAGATATATTAATAAATCCGGTTTTTCATAATTGAACATATTTAATATTTGTTTATGTACATCCATCTCTAATTTATCCAATGTTCCATCATCTACAAGCATTTTTGAAAAAACATAAACAGTTGTGATAGCACTTCTCTCAAATATATTGACAACATCTTTCGAAATATTTTGTCTTTGTTGTATGTGAGATAGTAATACTCTTGTTTGGAATGATGATGCATATCTTGGGATATTTGAATAATATTTTTGTAACCACCCTTCTTTCATCCACGAATCAACATTTTCTTCGTGAAAATGATACTCATTTGATTCCAGCTTATTTTTTAGATTATATAAAAGTGTTGATTTCCCTGCACCAATACTCCCGTCTATAACAATATTGGAAACCATTTTTTTATACTATATATATTATCGTTTTTAATATTCAATTTTTTACTAACTATATAATAATGAAAATCATTAATTATGAATTTACATTTGAAATATTAAATATGATGAAAGAACAAAAACAAATCGATTACATTATACAAGAAATTAAAAGTAAAAGTTCAATAAAATCTGGAATAAAATTTGAAAATGGATACGAATCTGAAGATTTTGATAAAAAATTAACAAAATGCTTATCATTTATCATAAATAAAATAATACCGATTGTTAATAATGACAAATTTTTGTTTCTAATTTCCGGTTATTTGCTTAATAATAAATTAGCAATAATCATTGAAAGTGGTATTTTTGAATACAGTTACATTGATCAATTTGGAAATTATGATTTGGAGATATTCAAAACATTGCATGATTTACCGAGTTATGTAAGTATTTTTGTGGAGATGATTAGTGAGTTTTTTCCAATGCACTTTTTAGAAATATTGAAATCAAAAAATTATAATATTATTCCTATTTTGAAAGCAGGTGACTTAAGATTGGGATTAGAAAACATTTCCCATAAAAGTCAAGTAAGAGTTTTTTATTTTCTAATTGATATACTCAAAAAAATGCTAAATGATCCCATTCGAAGAAATGATTTGATAGATGTTATTATTGATTGTTTTCATATTATTTCTCGAAGATCAATGAAACGTGAATATTTATACGAGGTTAATGAGATAATAGAATTGAGCGTTATTTGCCCATCATTATTTCAAAAATTAATTAATTTAGAACTTAACAATAATGATTTAGCATTTCTTTCAAATTATAGTAAAGAATGTCAAAGATTGATGAAAGAATTTGAAAGAGTATTAAATCATCCCTCATTAAAAGAAGAAAGTCGTGCTTTTTATGAGAATGAAATAATAAGATTGAACCAAATAAGAAAAATAAGTGATAACGTTGCAGATAAAATAGTTATATTGAAGAATATTCGTGAGAAATGTGCTGCTAGAAGAATACAAAATGCTTGGTTCTCTTATGTTGAGAAAATTTGTCATCCAAACCATCCAAAAATGCTTCAAAGATTCGAAGAATGGAAGAAGATGATGTAAAAAGTGATTTATTATTATTTAAAAGTATAAAGATATAACATAAAAATGGGCGTTTTAAAATTTTACTATGATCGTATTATTTACGAGCTATTCGAGACTTCATCTGATAGAGAATATCTTTTGAATGAATGGAATCCTGAAATTAAACCAATAGAGGAAGTTAATTACTATCATGAGGTTTGTGCAGCCATATTAGAAAAATATAAGGTGTTATATGAAGACAAATTAAAAGATCAAATATGGAAAGTTATTAGAAGTCTAAGGAGAATTATTTTGAGACCTGATGAAATCAAGAAACAATTTGAAATATTACTTGAAATTAATAAAGGATTACCTGAACAAAGAACACCAGAATGGTATGCATTTCGTGAGAATCTAATTACTGCAAGTAGTTGGGGGAATGTTTTTGGATGGGTTGGATCCGCTAAGGAAGTAATCTTACAAAAATTAGGACACGAAGGATCCCAATTCAAAGGAAACCAATTCACTGTTTGGGGAACTAAATATGAACCGGTTGCTACAATGGTATATGAAAGAAGAACTGGGAAAAAAGTTGTTGATTTTGGTTGTTTAAGACATCCAAATGAGGAAAACTTTTTTCTAGGAGCATCTCCTGATGGTATATCTGATGATGGTGTTATGTTGGAAATAAAATGTCCTCCAAGACGTCAAATTGGACCTATTCCGCCCGATTATTACTGGGCTCAAATGCAAGGTCAATTGGAAGTATGCGATTTGGAAAGATGTGATTTTTTGGAATGTAAATTGGAAGAGTATAATGACATGGAGAGTTATCTTGAAGATATTGATGTTGATAAAACTTTTTCCAATGGAATGGAGAGTGGTGTTGTTCTCACCTTTAAGAAAGGAGAGGAAACTAAATATTTTTATAGTCCATTTTTTATCAAAAATGATGAATTAAATGAATGGACAATAAAACATATCAAGGAAAACAAAGGAATGGAATTTGTAGGTCCATCATACTGGAAAGTAGTAATATATCAATGTCAACCTGTTTTTAGGGATCGTGAATGGTTTGTTTGGGCTAGAGAACAGCTAAAATTATTTTACGATCAATGGCAATTCTACAAAAAACATGGATATGATTCTTTACTAAGCGAAAGACAGGTAAAACCCAAACCATCGAAAAGTGAGAATACCTATCTTACTGATTATGAAGGCTTCACTGTTGTTAGTGAGACTGGAGAAGAAACTGAGGTTGTTATTCAAAAATTGACTAAATTTGGTTTTAGTGCTCCAAAAACCAAAGTAGAAGATAGTAATGTTGTTCCAATGAAAAAAATTGAATTTGTTGAAGAAATTCCTGTTGCTAGTCAAGCTAGCACACCAAAAGCTAAATTTGGTTTCAAATAAGGTATAACAAATTTGTATTATAATAATTTACCTTCTTACACCGACCGAAAAGAAAAATGAGAAATCAATCGGTCTATGACCGAATTGATTATTCTCTGAAAAGCTTCGCTTTTCAAGAACAACATTATTATTTTCGGTGATGTAAAAGCACCTAAAAGGCTTGTTTCCACTTGACAGCTTTTACAGCGGTTGGAAACTTTTTTTCAATATTATTTTACCTTTTATTAGATTTTTTAGATTTTAAATCTTACTAACAAAAGTTTATATAAATTAAACAATGTAACTAACTTATAATATAAAATAATAAGGGAGCTTCATAGAAGATAATAATTTTAAACCACTAAAAATATTACCCCTAATGCAAGAAAAGGCTTAGTAATAGATATAGGTTCTTCTCCACTAATATAAGATTATATTATTTTCTT